AAATATAGAAATATTAATAATATTAGTAATAATGATATGCCTGATATTATAATTATTGGACGTGCTATATATGATTCCGATAATATACTTGAGACTATACAAACTATTCAAAATATTAATTTACAAAATATAATCACTTAATTAAATGATTTAATCAACAGATAATATAGTAGAGTAAATATGATATCATAACTAAATCGATAATTCTCTTAGTTTTGTATTTTTAAGTAAAATAAAATATATTACTAAACCTAAAACATATAATGAAACACTAGATATTACTACTAAATTTATATTATTAGTATACTTATGTAATAGAATCATTATTATAATAAATAAAACCCATATAACACCGCCTACAAATGAATGAAATAAGAATTTATCTACTACCTTTGAATTTTTATAATTAACGTAATAATATTGAAATAGTTGTATTATAAATAAACTTGCACTAGCATATGCAAAGAAACTTATTAAATCACTTGATTTATAAATAAGTTCTATTATAGTAACCGTTAATCCAACAAGTAATCCACCTTTAATAAAATTTGTCCCAAATACCTTAAATATTTCGCCTTTATTTATATTTTTTAAATTAAGCATCATTATATATAAAAATTGATATTATAATATTATTATTAAATCATTAATAATAGTTAATTTAAGATACAAATCAAAACGATATTAAAACATATTGAATATATTAATTAATAAAAATAAATGGCAACCTTTTGTGATAAAGAATATAGTTATAATGAAGTATGCTCTATAACATCTGCTGCAGCTGAGAATTATGAGAACGTATTTCAGGATTACCCATTTGAATTAAGTAATTTTCAGAAATGGGCTATTCACGGCATATTGGAGAAAAAACATGTTCTAGTTACGGCGCATACCGGTTCAGGTAAAACGCTTCCCGCAGAATTTGCTATTCAGCACTACATTAACGCTGGCAAAAAGGTTATTTATACTTCTCCTATAAAGGCACTTAGTAATCAAAAGTTCTATGAATTCCAAAACCAGTTTCCTCATATTAGTTTTGGTCTATTGACTGGTGATATCAAGTCTAACCCAGAGGCAGATGTTCTTATTATGACGACTGAAATTCTGCGCAATACCCTTTTTCAGAAAAAATCGGTTATGGAGGATTTAAACCGTGGAAAAGATTTGGAAGCAGAAGATTCTATTAAACATCAAAACATACTATCTTTTGAAATGGATATTGAAAATGAGTTGGGTTGCGTTGTATTTGATGAGATCCACTATATAAACGACGCTGACCGCGGGAAAGTATGGGAAGAAACTATTATGATGCTTCCTAATCACATACAAATGCTTATGCTTTCAGCTACGCTAGACAAACCCGAAAACTTTGCTAACTGGATATACCTTAACAAGAAAAAACCGGTATGGATTGCGTCTACTAACGAGCGTGTTGTTCCTCTAAAACACTATTACTACACTACCCTACACGGTTCAACTATAAAGAAAATGGCAGATAAAGGAAAGGCTGCAGAATATGAAAAAATAATTGATAAACCTCTTTTGATTAAAACGATTAAAGAAGGGCGGAATACTATCTCTTTCTCTGATGAAAACTATTATAAATCCCGGGCGATTTGCGAGTATATTAAAGATAACAATATTCGGATTAAACGTCAGCATGTTATAAACTCTTGCATCCATTATCTTAAAACGAATAATATGCTTCCTGCTATTTGCTTTGTATTTTCAAGAAAAGTGGTTGAAGAAGCTGCGCGCGAGATTACCGTTAACTTATTCAATACAGGTTTTCATGATGATGCTACAGACGATGCTAATGCTACAGACGATGCTAATGCTACAGACGATGCTAATGCTACAGACGAGAGCAAAATCCCATCAATTATAGAAGATACCTGCAAAAAAATTCTGCTTAAATTGCCTAACTATAAAGAATACACTAATATGCCTGAATATCATAACCTATTGTATTTGTTTAAGCGCGGTATAGCAATTCATCACTCGGGTATGATGCCTATTTTTAGAGAAATGGTGGAACTTGTATTTGCCAAGGGATATATTAAGGTATTGTTTGCTACAGAAACCTTTGCGGTCGGTATTAATATGCCTACTAAAACAGTAATGTTTTCGTCCTTGAATAAATATGATGGTTCGTATATGCGGCAACTTTATAGTCACGAGTATACGCAGATGGCTGGGCGTGCCGGTAGGCGTGGATTAGATAAGATAGGACACGTTATTCACCTCAATAACCTATTTGAAATCCCAAACATAACCGACTATAAAATGATACTTAACGGAAAACCGCAAAGTTTGGTTAGTAAATTTAAGATACACTATAATTTGGTGTTGAACCTGATTATTAATAATCAAAAACTCGACCCATCTGAGCGAATCGAAGGATCACAAGATAAACTGCTTACTAATTTTATTGATAGAAGCATGATTAAAAACGAAATCAATAAGGAATATGATTATACAAAAAATCAGATAGCTACATTCAATGAAACACTAGAAAAATGTAATGAGCGACTGAAAACGATTAGGACACCTATTGAAACTATAAAAGAATATGTTGATAAAAAAGATGAGTTGGTAAGGTTGAAAAATAAGCAATGGAAACGATTGAATAAAGAGATAAAGGAAATGGAGGTAAACAATAAAGCACTTCTTAATGATTTTGAATTCTACAAGAGAAAGATTGAATGCGAAGCTGGAGTACACCGGTTGGAAAAAACCCTTGTTAATATCGGTAATTATACCCTTGAAACAGTATCTATGTTGCTTAATATCCTTATGGAGAATGGGTTTCTTGATGTGGATACCGAGGCAGGTAAATCCGATGTTTATACCCTTAACGAGAAAGGAAACAATGCGTGTCATATACAAGAATGGCATTGTTTGGCAGTATCTGATATTCTATATGAAACCGATTATTTCAAGGATTATACTGCGGAGCAATTAGCGGTTCTGTTTAGTTGTTTTGCGAATATTAGAGTGCTAGATGATGATAAGCGTAATTATAATAATATGTCTGACGAAACGGTTAAGAAACTTATACATATTACCCAAGAATCCTATAATAAATATTTTGATATTGAGATGAAATTAGGACTGGATACAGGGTATGATTTTAATATGCACTATAATATATGTGATGAAATTGGGGATTGGTGTTTTGCGAATAACGAAAACGAGTGTAAAATCGTCTTAGAAGGGTTAGCAAAGCGTGACATATTTGTGGGTGAATTTGTTAAGTCTATTCTTAAGATAAATAATATAGCAGTAGAGATGGAAAAGGTGTGCGAAGTAAATAACAGGATGGATTTACTAAAAAAGTTGCGGGAAATACCTGATTTGACACTAAAATTCGTAGCGACAAATCAATCACTTTATGTTTAGTTTGTTAAAAAAATTATTTTTTTTCTTTTTTAATCAATAATTGCTTTCTTGAATTTCAAATATCTTGTCTTTGAAATATTATGATTGCCACCAACGTCTGGCAATGGAAATCCTAGTGGTCCATTGTTATTAATAATTTTATTAATGAATATATCATAATAAGGTATTCTTGGAAGGTTATCTACAAAGGCATATTCGTTAAATAATTTGAATAGTGGAACAATACAACTTTTGATATTTCTAAGAGTACATCTACTATCAGCTAAAAGTTTTATTAATTCAAGTGCGGATTTATTGAATTTTGTTATTTCTGGTTCTTCTAATATAGGAGTATCAGCATACCATATTTTGAGAGCACCAGGTTTTACATTAAGATATTTTTCATCGTGTTTATTAATAAATATATATAGCATTGGTATAACAAATTCATTCCACTGAAATCTGTCATTTTTTTTAATTATAATCTCAATATTATCTTTGTTATTTTCTATAAAATTATTTACTATTGGTCTAAGTGGTGCACTTATAAGTGAATTTAAATGTTCACCTTTTGTGGTTACCTTGTGGTCTTGTCTTTTTTTAAAGAACTTTTGTATTTCAATTGGCGTCATGGTTCTTGTACAAATCCTCATTGGAATAGTAAATTGTTTTAACATAGATTGATATATAGTAGGGATTTCGCTATATTTTTTACCACGCATTCCTTCTGGCGATGATTCAGTATAAGGATATTTGTCCGACATAAATTCATAAATAGCAGATGACCGTTGCTTTCCATCTAAACTTTCAAACCTAAATTGTTGGTCATCATCCCATCTTGTATGAAAATAAATAGGGGGTATATCGCCTTCTTCCAATATAGATTGAATTATTCCGGATTTCCACATAATATCTCTTACAACATTTCTTTGATGTTCTGGATTTAAATCATAACTACCATCTAATATCTTAGCAGTAAAATCATCTAATGGAACTGTTTGGTCACGCCAATCTCCTACGCTCGACCTTATAACATTTTCTGACATATTTATTATATACTATTTTATCTATATAATAAAATATAAAACATGTTTCAATTTTTACCTGATATTTTTTACTTTTTTCTTGAACTTTTCCAAAAAAAATCCTATTGATTAAAAAATTTAATTAACAGAAAAATTTGGACAAACCTTTCAAAAAATAATCAATTGATTTATTTAAGTTCATCTTTTATTTGTTTTTTTATATCTTCGTATACATTTAATTCCTCGCTTAGTTTTACGACGTCTATGTTTATTAGGACAGCGTTTTCGTGTTCTTTTACTTTTTGTTCGTCTTTTACTTTTTGTTCGTCTTTTACGAGTAGATTTCGCCACTCGCCCACCGCCTGCCGCAACCTGTGTCAAATGAGGAGAGACTCCCGACCCTGGTATAAGTGGTGCAGGCTCGGTCGCGAATAAGATATTTAACTCTTCCAAACTTTTTCTCCAATTTTTTTCCCAAAGAACTGCATCTTCTAAATCCTTTTCTTTCTGTTCTTCTACTTTTTCTTTATTGGATCTAAAATCTAAAAATAATTTCTCTTCTGATTTAATTTTATTATGAACGCCAATAATTAAGTTTTCAAATTCTTTATTTATTTCATTAAATATATATTTTTTAAGTTGTTCTTTAAGTTTTTTTTTAATTATTTGAAGTTTATCATTATTTAATAATCCACCTCCTATGCTTGCGCCACTGCCGGTTAACATATTACGATCAGCGCTAAGTCCTGTTCCAGGAGCAAAAATGTTTCCAAAAATTTTTTCCGAAGAATGTGTTAGTTTATATCCTGCAAATAATAATTTCAAAAATGCTATAGCAATTATTACATCTTTTTGTTCTTTAAAGTCTAATTTATTTAAATAACTTATTATATTTAATAATTCATCACTATTTATTATTTGATCGGCCGAGACGCTTTCAACCCCACATTGTTGATAATTTTCCTGATCTTTATTTATAAGATTCGCTACATTGACTATCTCTTCAACGTTTATTTTAAATTCATTAGCTCGAGAGTCTAAATAAATGAAGTTCTTATTACTCTTTTTTTCGTTGCATGATTTATGAGCCCAACTATATTCCAGGTTGTAAATTGTTTTCAATGCATTTTCAAGATAGTCTTTTTCTTTTTGTGATGGAAGTGCCAAATCCAACCAAATTTTAGCAGTAACAACTGGTAATATATGTTCACATGATACGACACATTCTGACGAGGTCTTCGCGCGTTTTTGTTGCGAAGGCCTTGGTGAGGAGTGTTGCTCGGCGCGGCGGCGCTTGCGGGAGGGTGGGGGCCGTGTTGGCGGTGTCTGCCGCAGAGCTTCGTCGACTTGTGCTACCGACGCGCCGTCGCGGAATCGGCTAGTCTTCTGGCGCTTGCGCTGAGCGGGTAGGTCGTCCGATTGCGTGGGGGCGTTAGGGTCTTCCGTAACGTACCCGTAGCCGCCATTTTGCCCTTGACAATGTGGTAAGAATGCTCCATTGCATATCCAACATCTATAATTACATTCCTTGCCCCCCTTCTCTAACCCTGCACGACTGCATTGGGAATCGGGAGTTTTATGTTCTTCTATTATTGGTCTATACCACGGCCTAGGGTTCTTGCCACTGCCTTGTGTGAGAATTTGGCCCTGAACAAGCGGCCTCCCAGCCTCCTCCTTCGTTTGGCTAGCTCCTGCCCAAATAAGAGGTATAATTTCTCTATAAAAAGGTGAATAATTTCCACCGTTTGTCATGTTCTCCACAATCTTTCCCAGCCCCCACCCAGAACACGCCTTGCGCGCCTCCGCCGACTCCGCCGACTCCGCCTCGTGGGAATCCTGCGCCGAGCTCTCCTTCTTGCAATAATTCTCTAAATTTGTTATAATTTGTGGATCAATTACTTGTTTTTCACACATTGTATCCATTATTTTAAAAAAATATGTTTTTGCCGAGGGAGGCGCCTCTCGCGCGTCCGACGAGGAATTCAGTATAAACGTGTTCATTATAGAGTGTGCCTCCCTCGCCGCCTCGTCCGCCGAATAAAAATCTCTAGAGTTAGGGTTAATTGAATTTATAAACATCTCAGTGATTGTATCTTGTAAGAATGTTTTCATTATATCTAAAGGTTCCGTTTCTATCTCCTTTGGAGTTCTCGTTTCCATTTCTATATATAAACAAAACAATTAAAAAATTTATTAAACAATTAAACAAAACAATTAAAGCAGCAGTTTCGCCAAATAAATCGCCGCTAGTTTGCTCGTATATTCTGCCTGC